GGAAATCCACAAATTAAAATTTTTTGAGAAGTATTCATATATATATATATATATATATTAATAATTTAAAGTCTTATAATATATAAATGCGCATCCTTATTTGATATGAGGTATATAAAAAGGGAGAAATTAATAGTAAAAAGAATGTAAAAATGTATTAGATGAAATATCAATACATATTTATAAAAATCTAATAAGAGGAGCATATGATAGAAATGAAAAATATATAAAACGACCATCAACCAGAAAACGAAAACCCAAAAAATATCTGGATAAAGTCGGCGTTTTAAATGTTCAAAGGTGTAAAACAAATATTCCAAGTATTGGTAACGCAGTATCTTATTTAGAATTTCAAATTATGTATGTATTACCATTTTTAGTAGGTATGTTTTTATTTCAACCTAATCCTATTACAATAGATAGTAGCATTATCACTATATCTATATTAAACGCAATTATTCATAGTTCTAAATTAAAAAATATGAATTGGATATCTATTTTTGTATCACCAAAACAACATTCTATCCATCATGAAACGTATGAAAATCATTATGCAGCTCCATTATTAAATTTTGATAAATTTTTAAATAATGTAAAAAAACATCATTAATCTTATAATTTTCGAATGTCTAATCCAATATTTTTTATTTTTATCCAATCATTTGGAAATAAATCTCTAACACTATTTCGTTGTAATTTCCAACCAAACCATTCACATGGGTAAAGAACAATTTTTTCTTTATAATCATTAAAATATCCTCCCCACCAACTAAAACTACTATTTGCAATTATATTATGATTACAATTACTCATTAATAATAATTGTTCCCAGTCGGGTATTTCATGATCTATTGGTATAAATTCTATATTTTTGTATAGTTCTTTTAGTTTTATTATTATATTATTAACATCGTCAATATCTCTTTTCTCAAAAAAATAAATTATTTTTTTTATATTTTTATATTTTATGAGTTCTTCAATTGCTAATTCATAATATTTGCATGGCATTACAGGATGGCAATCTTGTTTCCATTTATAATCACCAATTCTAAAATGCATAGAAGAAATATCACCATTATTATTATCAAAATAATGAATATATTTTAATTTAATATCATTCTTTTGTTTTTCTAGTTTCATTTCATTCTTAATTTTCTCATAATGTTTTTCGAAATATTTATGTGATTGATAAAATCCAAATAATAATATTTTCTCGTTAACATTATCTTTGAATGGTTTCCAATGATGACCACCTTCCCTATAATATGGATATTTGTTAATTTCATCTACAGTTATATCTGAATTAAATGTTGTTAAATGTTTTAATTCTTGAAATAATGTATCCCAAAATGTAAATCTTTTTTCACTTCCAGGTGACCGTTTAACATACCTAAAAATTATTTTTCTATTAAAATCATATCCATAAGATAAAGTTGCAAATATTTGAAATATTTGATTTCCTAATCCACCCATTAAATGACCTGCTATTATTCTATTGTTAATATTTTCTGTCATAATATAATAGAAAATATTTAAATTATTACTAATACTACTTAATTAATAATATTATTATTTTTTTCTTCTATCTCTTTTCTAATATTTATTATATCGTTATTGGTTAAATTATCACCACACTGTAATTTATATTCTAGTTGTTTAATTTCTTTTTCTATTTCTTCATTATTTATTTGTATATTAATAATATTTAACTTATATTTATTCATTCTATCTTCATTCAATTTATCTTCAACTTCTTTTCTGTTTGTCAATGTATCATCTTTGACTATGTTATTTAGGTCTAATATAGGGATATCATGGTCATTCTCATCCAATGATGATATATCTACTTCACTACTACCCCCACGAAGTCTTAGAACTAAATGAAGTGTGGATTCTTTTTGTATATTATAATCACTTAATGTTCGACCATCTTCTAGTTGCTTTCCTGCAAAAATTAATCTTTGCTGATCAGGAGGTATTCCTTCTTTATCTTGTATTTTTTGCTTAACATTATCAATAGTATCGGCAGAATCAACATCTAATGTAATTGTTTTACCAGTAAGTGTTTTTATAAATATTTGCATATTTTGTTATATATTATAATTCAGAAAAAAAGAAATACACATTAAATTAATTAATTGTTTTTTAATGGTTTAAAAAAATAAATAATATATTTATATTATTATGGATGAATCTAAAATAAATGATTTTGAAGAAATTTTAAGAGATTTTATTAAAGATCTTGAAACAAGCTTCCCTGAATATAAACAACAATGGGATGTTATTAAATCATCAAAACCTAAACAATTATTGGATTATTGCGTAAATATATATCCTGCTAGATTTTTTGATATTTTATATCAAAACGAAGATATATTTAAAGAAGAAGAAAATATAAATACTTTTTTCTTACCATGTATAGATTTTAAAGTGATTTTTAATGATGAATCTGTTTCAAGTACCTCAAAAAAAACCATTTGGAAATATCTTCAATTAATCCTATTTTTAATTGTTAATTGTGTAAAAGATAAAAGTGATTTTGGTGATTGTATGGATATTTTTAGTGGAATTGATGAAAAAACTCTTGAATCTCAATTAAATGATACTATGTCTGGTATTAATGAATTCTTTGAAAATATGAAATCTGAAGAAGAAAATACAAATGAAGAAAATAAAACAGATGAGTCTCAAAATAATAATGAAAAAAGAAGTGCTCCATTCCCAAATATGCCTGATATGGAAGGATTAAAAGACCATTTAAATACATTATTTAATGGTAAAATTGGTAGTTTAGCAAAAGAAATGGCTGAAGAAATTTCTGGAGAATTTATTGATATTTTAGGACCTAATGTTAATCCTGATAATGTAGATACCAAAGATATATTAAAAAATGTTATGAAAAATCCTAAAAAAATTATGGAACTTATGAAAAAAGTTACTTCAAAACTTGAACAAAAAATGAAAAGTGGTAATATTTCTAAAGATGAAATTATGAAAGAAGCTACTGATATTATGGGAAAAATGAAAGAAATGGGAGGTGGTGATCAATTTACTGATCTTATGAAAAATTTAACAAAAGGCATGGGTAAAGGTATGAAATTTAATAAAGGAGCTTTTCAATCTATGCAAAAAGAATTTGAAATGAAAGAACGTCTCCGTGAAAAAGTCAAACAAAGAAAAGCTGCTCAAATTTTGAAAACCGGAGAAAAAAATTCCGTTTTTAAAATTGATTCTGAAGAACAACAAAGATCTGAAGCTAAAAGACAAGAATTAATCGATGAACTAATTGCTTCTGATAAACAAGAAACTGTAAAATCAAAACAAAAAGTTACAACTAAAACCAACAAAAAAAAGAAAAAGAAAAAAAATTAAATAAATTAAATATATATCTATAAATAATTTAATGAATTGTATTTTTAAATTATTTATTTTCGGTGATATTGGTTATTTTTCTAAAAATTTAACTAATCTTTCTTATGTTTCTTACATTAGAAAGCAAATTAATGATAAATATATTTTTTTAGGGGATAATTTCTATAATGATGGTGTCAAAGATTTAAATGATAGTATGTGGAATATCTTTTGTGAAACATTTTCTTACATGCATCCTGAAAATATGCATGCTATCCTTGGTAACCATGATTATCATCAAAATCCTACTTCTCAAATTAATAATATTTTTTGGAATACTCCCTCTTTTTATTATAAAAAAGTATATAGCGAAAATACTGACTTATTTTTTTTAGATACTGTTCAATTATTACCTGAACATTGTAATATTACTATTAATAAAATTCAGTCTGTCCATCATGATAATATTAATAATATTATTTATAAACAAATTACATGGTTAGATTATGAATTAGATAAAAGTTCTATTAAAAATAAAATTGTATTTGGACATTATCCTATTTTAACTAATGGGTATTATAAAGATCGTTTATCATATTTATATAATTTATTATATCCTATTTTTAAAAAACATAATGTTACCGCATATATTAGTGGCCATGAACATAATATTCAACATATTAAGCATTTTGATAATAATTATACCTTTAATCAATTTATTGTTGGTTCATCTTCTGAAAATCGTATTCATGAAAATCCACATTTCTCTTCTTCTATGCTTTCTTTTTATAATAACCAAAATAATCATATTTTAGAAATTAGTGAACATAATAATTCTAATTTAATTTTTAGTTTTATTAATCAATATGAAAATATTGAATATTCCATTATTATTTAATTATTTATCTATATTATATATAATGTTACAAGTATTCAAATATTTTAATCTTAAATTCTTAATATTGGGAATTTTATTTGGTGTATTAGCTGTTCATTTTAGCGATAATGAAAAACGTGTTATTCATGTTTATCCTACTCCTGAAAATGTCGACGTAATTCAATTTAAAGATTCTGCTGATAATTGTTTTAATTTTGAAAACATTATTGTTGATTGTCCATCTGAATCAAATAAAATCAATACTATTCCTGTACAATAAAAACTATTCATAATATATATAATATGAATTTTAACAGATTATTAAACACTGATGTAGGAAAAGCATTCATTTCTTTTATTATTGGTATTGGTATTGCTACTATTTTTAGAAACGCATGTAAAGATGGAAATTGCATATCATTTAAAGGTCCTGTTCTTTCTGAAATACCTGAAGATAAAATATTTAAACATAATAATACTTGCTATAATTATAAATTAAAAGGTTCTACTTGCACTTCCTCTAAAAAAACTTTAGATATTGATAACAGTAATGATTCATCTGCTCCTAAAAAATCCGCTAATCCTTTCTCTTTTTTAACTAATAATTCGTAATTTATATACTTTTTACTATATATTTTTATTTATATAGTAAAAAATGGAAAATACAACAGCTATTTCTGATTTACCTAATAAAGCTCAATCATTTAGCAATCAAACTAATGAATTAAAAGAATCACCTAATTCCACTAATTATACACCTTTAAATATTCATCCTAATCCATATGGTATTTCTGACCAAAATCCTATTATGCCTAATCCTGAACTTCAACCTCCTATTTCTAATAAACCTGAAATTAATGATGAAATTCAAAATATGGACCATCAACCTTTACCTTCTCGTGATATACCTAATGATACTAATATATATGTTCAAGACCCTTCTGTTAAACCTAATTATATACCTCCTTCTAATAAAGATGATTTCTTACAAGATTTTACTGAATATGAAAATGAACTTTTAAATGAGGAGGCTAAAGTCAAAAAACTTGATAATTTTGATTATATTATGAATCAAATACAAATACCTATTCTTCTTTGTGTCCTTTTTTATATGTTTAATACTTTTTTCATTCGTAATGGATTAACCAAGTTTGTTCCTGAAAATTATATATATTCTGATGGTAATTTAAATAAATTCGGTATTATTTATTTATCTATTTGTTTTGGTTTGTCTTATTTCCTATTAGATAATCTTATTAATTACGTTGGTAATATTTAAATATCTAATATTTCATCGTTCATAATTCTACATATATCTCTCGCTATATGACGACATGGACATTTACAATCATATTTTAAATTAATTATACTTGTTTTATATTCAGGACAATAACCATTCCTATAATCCTCTAATGTCGGTCTTTTTTCTTTATGTCTATTACAGCAGTTACATTTTGTAATATGTGACATCATATAATCTGCTTGATTCTTATCAAAGTTCTCTTCAAATGGTTCTATATTATTATATATATATTCAATTGCTTTTTTTTTTATTTTATTTAATAAATTATTTGTATTCTTTCTATGTTCGATTTCATATTTATAATCTATTATTTTTTCTTGTAATTCAATTGGAACATATATCATTTTTTATTTTAATATTATTTATCAAAATAAAATCAATTTTTTATACAATATTGTCATGTATAAACTTTTTAAAATTTATACGTTCTTGATTTGTCAGTAATCCAAATCTTATATTAAAATCAGACATTGGATTTTGAGAAATAATTTGTGTATTTTTTAAAATAAATTTATTTGATTTTGAAGTTAATTTAAATAACCTTTTAAATATTTTATAGTGAAACTCTGTATATCCATTCATAGTAGCCATGTCTTCATTCATATAACGTACTATATCATTATTTAACCAACATGTTCTATCGTATTCATCATCAAATATATTTTTATAAATTTCTATTATTTCCTCCTTAATTTTATTAAATGATTTTATATCTTCTAGTAATTCTTTTGTTTGTGGCTTTAAAGTATATGTTAATATATTATTATGTAGTTCTATCGGAAGTTTTTTAAATAGACTAATTAATTCACTCATAATAATATCATTAAAAAAGCCTTTATTATATTATTATATTATTAAATAAATCAAATCTATATTTTTTTTCTTTGTTTAACAGGTTTAAACATTCGTTGCATTTCCTTACATACATAATTATCTATTTTATCCATTTCTTTTTCTCTTAATTGTTTTTCTCTTAATGCTTTCTTATCTTTTAATTGTTTTTCTCTCAAAGCTTTTTTCTCTTGTTTTTCTTTTAATTGTTTTTCTCTCAAAGCTTTTTTCTCTTGTTTTTCTTCCAAAGTAATTTTAGGTTTAGAAAATAATTTGTTAAAGTTATGTAAATAAAGTCTATCTTCTTCTAATTGTTTTTTTTTTCTATTTCTAATTTCTCTATTTTTAATAATTTTTTCTTTTCTTAATTTTATATTTTGTTGTCGTAATAATTTTTCTTTTTCTCTTTGATTTTCTTTTTCTTTACGAAGAGCAATACGTTTTTGCTTACGTTCATTTGCTTCTCTTTCAAGTCTTTCCAACTTTTTTGCTAGTTGTTTCTCTTTCCAGTTTTCTTGAATTTGACTTAATTTTTCTTCCTTTCGCATTAATGAAGCTTCTTTACGTTGAACCTTTTTCTCATTCCTTTGTAATTCACGAATAAACTCCTTTAATTTAATTTCTCTTCTTGCGTTTATAATGTCTTTATTTACATTTTTACTATCTAATACTAGAAATAATTTAATGAAGAATTTTAAAATTTTTGTTTTTAAAACATTGTCAAAATCAAAATCAAAGGATTCACTTTCTAATAAGAAGATATTACTATACATGTTTGAACTAATCAGACGACCAGATTTTCTGATATATTTAGGTTCTCTATTATCCAAAAATTGCATGTCAGGTAAATTACTAATAATATTGGTAATAAATGGGTGTCTGTTAGTTTTCACACGGTCATTCACTCTATATGTAGTAGAAGGCAATTCGGGAAAATTTTTAAATATAGTTTTTGTATTTAAATACGTGTACCGTGTCCATGTATTTTCTAATATCTCACAACCTAAAGATACAAATAAACTAGTAGATAATTTCTCAAATTTATAAATTGTATCAATACTGAAATGGCGAAAACATTGATTTAAATCTAAATATTTATCACTATCTTCATGGAAGTCAAATAATTTTCTATAACGGTCTTTCAATATAGCAATTCTAACATCGATATGAATAAAACCGTATATGTATGTTTTAATCTCTTGTGGAAGAGAATTAATATTAGTTAGTATATCAGTCATTGTTAAATGATATTTTGATAATTTTATTGATATTTTTAAAATTATCAAAAATGAATCAATTTTTCATATTTATGTAAAATACAAAATTGATTTAAAAATATAATAATAATTTATTATACTTTTATATAATGGTTCCTTACTTCAATAAAAACACTCTTATGGGATTATTTAAACAAATTATTTTATTTAAAAAAGATAAACCTATGCCTCTTGGTAGATGGAATCTTGTTTATGATAAACGTGTTATTCATAGAATTGAACGTGCTAACGAAGACCATTGTGGTCCATGTGGTCAAAAATATCTTATAAAAAAAAATCAATAACTTATCTATTTATTATTTCCTGGTGGTGGTGTTCTTGGTGGTGTTTCTGAACTTGGTCTTGTGGTTCTCTCTTGAACTGGTGGTATTTCTGAACTTGATATTGTGGTTCTCTCTTGAACTGGTGACAATATACCTAGGTCTGCTGCTAAATTAATGCGTTGTTGAATATTTGATTGTTGATTATTTGATTGTTGATTATTTGATTGTTGATTATTTAATTGTCCTCGAACTAATGGTGTTGGTGTATAAGCGTTAGTATTTCTTATATTGCCTATTGGTGTATAAGCGTTAGTATTTCTTATATTGCCTATTGGTGAATTAAGTGCGCCAGTTGCTGATGAAGTTCTTGTTGAACTATCTTCATCTAAAAAATTTGAATACTCTTGTTGTAATGCATTTATTTCATCTACTAAATTTTTTGTAAAAAATTTAAAAATAGGATCTGTAAATCCACTATCATTATCACCACCAGTAGTTGAACTTGTTTTGTTTGTTGCTTCTATTATCATATTTTCGATTCTTTTTGCAAATCTTATTGCTTTTTGTTTTATACTTTTATTACTAGTAGTTTCTTTTTTATTTTTATCCTCATCTTTATTCAACCATTTATTATAATTCTCTTTAAATGCATCTATATTGTGTGTATTCATGACTTCATTTGCAGTTTCACACCATTTATTTGTTCTATTCTCTATGTTATTGATAATTTTATTTTTGTCATCTTTTGATAATGAACGGTATTTATTCTTATATTCTTTAAAATTATGGTCATATTCATTTTTATGAATAGGTGTATTAAATATGTTTTTTACTATTCTTTGTGTAGTATCCTTATCATACTCCCAATTACCTTCTCCCATCGCTATATTATACACAAATTTCATTGTTATATCATCAGATTTTGTTTGATTACAATGTACATGTGATGTTCCATAATTTAAAACCATCCATGGAAAATTTTGTGACTTTAACATTCCTGCTAATATTGAGGCTGTTATCGCACCTATATGCTCACACTCACCACATGGTGTTTTATTATCACCATCTACATAGACATATACATTTTCACCACATAACCAACAAGGTCCAGCACTAACGTACCCCCATTTATACGTTTCACTTTTGTCATTTTCAGTTGATTCATTTAGATTTCCAATAAAAGTTCTATCTTTTATTTTTGGTCTTTCATGAGAACTCCCTTCTTCTATTCCAATTTCTCTTTTTATATCATGTATCCCAAGTTCTGCATACATTGCGTCGATGTCCATGTTTTCTATATTACTATTATTATTCCAGATATCTTTAGTTTTATATTCATTATTATACTGGTCTCTTTCTCTAGCTGGTATAAATTCGGAACAAAGGCATTCATATCCATTAAGCTTATGCCTAGCGTATTTTTGTGCAAACTTACATTCTGAATCTGGATTAGGAGCAACAATTTCTCTAAATGATCTATTTTTAGTATGAATTTCATTGTTCAATGTCCTTCTTATTTCTTTTATGTCTATATTTGATGTAAGCATTTGAGCAATCAATGCATATTTATTTAAATTATTAAATATGTTTTTTTCTTTTTTAGCTATTTTAAGTTGGGTGTATTTTTGTTGTATAGAACCTCTAGGTGTTTTTACAATTTTAGGCACTTTTTTAGGAGTCTTTTGTTTACCTTTTTTATTTTTACTTCTAGTTGTACTTCTTCCAGCACCCTTATATATTTTTTTAGTTTTATTATTTTTATAATTAATATTTAATTTACGTGATTTTACCATATATATATAAATAATTCTATTTTAATTATTTATATTTGTTTCAATAAAGATTATTTCATTTCATTGTACAATTGTTTTGTTCCATTATGAGTGGTGTATTGAAAATTTTAGTAAATCCAAATTCTGTTAACGAATTCAATACATCATCATTATATAATTTAAAAAATCTATCAACATCTCTAGCTAATACGTATAAAGATAATCCTTTATTATCAGAAACTATAGAATAATCATAATAATCATCTACAACTGGACCTAATTCTAATACCCAATATGGTGCTTCGGGTATATCTCTTAATTGAACAGTTAAATAACCACAACAATCATCATCTTTATAATAAGCATAACCTGTTATTTCATCTTTTGTTCCATCTTCATCAATTTGTTCATTTAATACAGATATTCTACCATCGTCTAATAATTTATAATGAGCTCTTGAACAGCTTCCTTTCTCTTGAAAAACTAAATTAAACTTATCTTGATAGACTTGATACCAATCTCCTAAATATTTATCTACATCTAATTCATCGACAGCTTTGTATGAACAATCTATTACATTACAGACTATTAGTAAAAAAATAATTCCTAGCATTATATTTTATACTTTATAAATAATCTTTATATATATATAAATTTAAATACACAATTTTTTTGGTGTTGGACCTTTACTATTTTGAGGTATTTTCCAGTCATTACCATATCTATTTATTAGTTTTTCTTCATAATTAAATGGTAAATATAATAAATTATCATTCCACATATATTTAATCAATTCATTTTGTTCATTAAAACAATTACTCCAAATAACTTTTTCCCAAGTATCATTAAAATTACCATTTTCATCAACTGTAGCCATATAGAATTCAACAATGCAAGGATTTGTTACATTGGTATTTTGTGCTTTTAAAAAGTTTCCTTTATCACATCTAATATATAAATTATTTTTTTTTAATACATTTATTAGTTTGTCACGATTATTTATATCTATAACAATATCAATATCATCATCTCCATGAATACATGAATTACCACGTATAATACCTAAAAGTGTTCCATAACCAATAAACCAATTATTTATATTATTATCATTTAATAATTTTATAAAATATTTAAGACATCTATTTAAATCTTCTTTTCTGCGTCTACCACCGGCCATTTATAATATATATAATATATTATATATATTATATTAGATATATGGACGACACAAACTATTGGAAGACTTTTTACTTAAATAAATCGATTATATATGATAATTGTTCAGATTTTTGTAATTTTATTATGAATTATTTTGAAAATAAAAATATAATAAATGTATTAGATTGTGGTTGTGGAAATGGACGAGATAGTTATAAATTATCAACTATATATAAAGTGCATGGAGTAGATAATTGTGGATTTTTACCAAGTAACAATCAGAATATTGATTTTTCAATAAGTGACTTTGTAACTATGGATAAAAGTAAATATGATTTAATTTATTCACGTTTTACATTTCATAGTATTACAAATGAACAACATATTGCTTTTTTAGATTCAATACATATTAATAGTTATTTAGTAATCGAAACAAGGAGTAAAAAAGGTGAAAATAATGATGTTTTTCATGGAAAAGACCATTATAGAAATTATACAGATCTAGATTATTTAAAAAATATACTTAATCTTAAAAATTTTGAAATAATGTATATTAATGAAGATATTGATATGGCTAAATATAAAAATGAAAATCCAATTTGTATAAGAGTTATTTGTAAAAAAATAAGCGTTTAAATAACAATTTTTAAAAGATTTCTTCTTATTTTATATTAGTAACTATGTGTTGTTTTGAATATTGTTTTACTATTTTATTTAGAACATATAGCAATGAATCAATATTAAGTGATGCAACTACAGTAAGGAATAATTATAGTATAACTGATGAAAATGAAAAAATAGTTTATTATAATAATCCATTACTTGAAAAAAATTATAAAAAATAATTATTTAATATTAATAGTATATATATTTATATTAAATGTCTTTTTCAAATTATAGATCAAGATGGGGACCTGAATGGAGAACTAAAAAACATTTTGGAAATTATGAATTAGAAGTAGGTGGACATATGTTAAAGTTTATAGTTCCTGATAGAAGAGCTGAAATACAATCACATGGAAAATCTAGAGAAAAATATGCAATTATATATGATAAAATAAAAGATTTAGTTAAAGACGAGAAAGATATTGAAAAAGACAATGAAGGATTGCCTATTGTTAATCATATACAATATGCATTACTTATATTAGCTGCGTTTGAAGAATTAAATATGAAATGGTTGGTTGCAGACCAAATATGGTTCAAAAATCCACATGATATAATTAAAACACCTTATATAGCCGTAAAACCAAAAAAAGCTATAGGAAAAGGTGATAGTTTTAATACCTTAAAAAAGAAAACTTTGGAAAAAAAACCATCACCAGAAAGTAGTGTAGAAAGTTTAGAAATACTTAATTTAGATGATTTATCAATTGCATCAAGTAATTCAAGTAAATCAAGTTCAGATGGAGAACCTATGGTTACACTAGCACGATGGAGTGTTTATAAGGAAGAAGACAAAAAAGAAAAATATAGGGAGTTTTTACGTGATTATAATTCAGGTGAAATTGATACATCAGATAAAAGTTATTTTATAAATAAAAAAGAAAATCCAACAGAATGGAAAAAGCTATTTAAAAAACATTTTCCTGATTTTCGAAAAGATCAAATTGAATATTTTGAAAAATATGGACCTGTTATTAGTGATGTTTCGTATAGAATGAATGATAAAACTGGTAAATATGAATTAGACGAAGATGATATGACTTTCGAAAAATATTTTGAGGGATATGACCCAGAAAATCTATTAAAAGAACCAAAAAAATATTTCGAAGAAGTTTATTATCCAAATCATTATGATAAACTAGAAGAACCAAAAAATGGTTTTATTCCTCCAATTGAAGGATTACCAGAATCAAAACCAAAAGTGACAGGAAAAACATTAACTGTTGCTGAATGGGACGATGGAACAGATAAATCATATGATGATGATGACCGTTTTAGTTGGTTAAAAACACCTAATAATGATATTTGGAAAATGAAATTTATGTCACCTAGTTCCCATGAATATGGTGAAAAATGTGCATGTGGTTATACAGGTTATGAACCAGGATTTTGGAGAAATGAAGATAAAAAAGGTTTAGTTTGGAAAGATTCAGATGGAAAACTTTATATGAAAAAAGATTATTTTCACCCAAAATTTATGGGTAGAACTTGTGACCCTGATGATAATGTATCCTCAAACAGATTAAATGATGTAGGTTTTGACGAACAAGTTGCGAGAACATTAGAAATCAAATTTATAGGCGATTCACCAAAAGAAACATCATCTCTCCCTGCACCTCCGTCAGCTTCTTCAGCACCTCCATCAGCACTTCCATCAGCATCTGCATCTGCATCATCTTCAATGCCTCATTCTATTACACATGTTATGAATTATTCTACAAAAAATAATAGACCTTTTTATACTTCCGTAATCAATGGAGAAAACTCATTTAAATTACCTGTAGATTCTATTATTCTTGCGAAAAGTAGAAAAAATAATAAATATTATATACAAAATACAAAAACAAATGATAATAAATATGTAGATGAATCTTCATTAACTAGTAAATTAAAAGGTAGTATAAGAAAGGGTGGAAAAAAAACAAAAAAAAACTCTTCACAAAAACATAAAAAAACAAGAAAATCAAGACATTAATTAATAAAAAATAATAATATAAAGACCTTTCATTATATTATTATAGATACATAAGAGTATCGGTTAAAGTTTGTAATATTTATTTATATAACTAAAAAATAGTAAATATTATTGTAATCTCTCATAGCTCAGTTGGTTAGAGCGTGCGACTGTTAATCGCGAGGTCAGAGGTTCGATCCCTCTTGAGAGAGCATTACGCCCAATTGGCGCAACTGGATAGCGCGTATGACTTCTAATCATGAGGTTGCAGGTTCGAGTCCTGCATTGGGTGAGGGGGACAAGACTGCCCTTGCTCTAGAAGCAGAAGGTCTTAGGGAAATGGAGAGACAGAACCCCACAAAAAAAAACGGTGTCTCATAGTGTTAAGCGTGATTAATGTGGGGAGTTCCTACAAGAGCATATCTTTAGGTAGGGGGCTTAACATCGACCTTTAAGTATGTCGTAAAAAGGCTTAAATAGCATCGATTCCCGAGCGGTCAAAGGGGCGAGACTTAAGATCTCGTGCAATTGCTTCGTGGGTTCGAATCCCACTCGATGCACCAGGGGTCGTAGCTCAAGTGGTAGAGCGCTCGCTTAGCGTGCGAGAGGTAGTGAGATCGATGCTCACCGACTCCACATTTTCCCACATAGTCTAATGGTTAGGATATGGCCCTTTCAAGGCCGAGGTCGGGGTTCAATTCCCCGTGTGGGAAATTAGTATCCATAGCTCAGTTGGTTAGAGCGTTGGTCTTATGAGCCGAAGGTCGAGGGTTCAAACCCCTCTGGATACATTAAGCAGGGATTCCCGAGCGGTCAAAGGGGCGAGACTTAAGATCTCGTGCTATTGCTTCGTGGGTTCGAATCCCACTCTCTGCAATGAGACATAAATTTAGTTCGCCTCCTCGTGGTATGTCTTGGGTAACGCTAAATGAACTATTATTTATTATTGTAAATATAAAGTTTTCATCTAAAAAAAACTTTATATATTTAGAGAATATATGAAAAGTATGTATTTATTATACTTATGCCTTATTAATTTATTTTTATTCAACTCGTTAAATTTCAATGCTAAAAGAATTGCATCTAATTTATTTGGAATATCTTTATTACTTCCAAACAATAATTTAATAACTAGTAATAGCTTAATACCTGTTGCAGAAGCTGCAAATATACACGTTACATCGAGTCCATCTACTTCATATGAATCATCTTTTGTTCAAGTAGAAAATAATAATATTTATTTTTATGGTTCATTAAATCAAGAATCATCAAAAGCTTTAAAAGATGCATTAATTGAATTAATTAGTGCTTCTATGCTTTTTGAAAATAAATTTGGAGCTAAATCGCCACCAATAAAGCTTCATATTCAGAGTGAAGGAGGGTCATTACTTCATAGTATGTACTTGGTTGATATTATTAAAAATTCACCTATTCCTATTCATACATACGTTGAAGGATTTGCAGCAAGTGCTGCAACATTAATTAGTGTATCTGGACATAAACGTTTTATGACTGAAAATTCACTTATGTTAATCCATCAATTATCTAGTGGTAGTTCAGGTAAATATAACGAATTGAGTGATGGTATGGAAAATTTTAATACATTTATGAAATCTATAAAAAAAATATACTTCACATATACTAAAATTAACCCTGTAGAATTAGACGAACTTTTAAAACATGATTTATGGTTGTCTTCTGATAAATGTATTAAATATGGATTAGTAGATGAAATTGTATCTAAACAGTAACAATTGTTTTACTGGTAATGATTTCTTCTTTGTTCCTCTTATTAGTTTCACACATTCTATCCTTTAGTTTTTGATATTCTTCCTCTTCAATATAAAGAGCATATGAAAATTCATATTTTGTGTGTATATTTTCTATTTTATATTTTTCTTCATTTACATTATACTTATTTAAAACCTGTTTCATTTTTTGTTCAACTGTTAAATCGCATATAAGTCCATCTTGATTACAGTTACTTTGAAACCCAATTCGAATTGTTCTATGTGGTTTTTTATCAACATTTGTTCTAGTCCAACCATTATGCGTTGAAGCAGAGTTTCTAAATAAACTTTCAGTGACGCTAATTTCTGAAGACATTATTTTTTGTTTTTAGATATAACATTTGTTATATCTTTGAATCAATTTTACAGATATATTAAATAAACATTTATATATAAATAAATGTTTATGTGTAAAAACAACTATTTTATAAAAAATGAAGAATATATTAACAGACATAGAAATAATAGATTAAATATGAATGAATTTATAATTCAACAACCACCAGATATAAATGTAAGAAACTTTGTTTTTCAACACAATCCAGTATTCATTCAAAGATATAATAATTTACAAAACAGATTTAATATATTTATAATTGTATTTTATTGTTTCATTATTTTAATAGTTTTTTTATATTCTTTTCAAATAATATAATTGGTAGTAATAATACTATACTTAAATAACACCATATTGCTGCTTTTTCACCATTATGTGGTGAAATACTTAGTGGCCATTCATGAATATCATTTAATTCATTAAATATTACATATATCAATATAGCTAAAAACGCCTGTAATATACTTAATGATCTTGCTTTAGTTAATAAAGCTGGTCCAAAACCTAATATTTGATAATATGTCCATTCATCAATTGGAGTAAATGGTACATCTGTATTAAACGTATAACCTATATGATATTTACCAATATAGGCACCTGTTTTTTTAGCACAAAAATCGCCTTTGCCTATTTTATCTGAACAGTCTGGATCATTTTGAAAATCAAATTCATTTAATTGTGGTATCATAATTAATGAATATATTATACATAAACCAAATATAACGTACCAAAATCTTGTATGATTAGGTGCAAAATTTGAGAATACTATATTGTACATTAATGGGTGCAATGATATATGAATCCATGATAGAGCAGCAAATAATTTTAATTTTTCGTCATCTCCTTGATATTTATACAATAAACCTTGTAATAATTCTTTTAATGCAAAGAAAAAAGCGGGTATTGCTAATCTATAATTTGGTAATGCATATACTCCAGCAACAACTAATATTCCTGTATGAATATATGATTGCGTTTCAGAAAAGCACATTTTATTATTATATATTAAATAGTATATAATAATTATTCTATTTCCGTTACACTTACTGGATCCATATTAAAATTTAAAAAATCTTCTGTCAATATATCTTCAAAACAATCTATACAGTATCCAATATTATCAAAATAATATGTCTGAAATATGATTTTATAACATTCACAACATCTCATATAATATTTATTTATTTTTCTGAAATTCATTAACATTTATTGTTCTGTCTAAATGTGGTAATATTTCTTCATCATGAGTTATTACTATTATAGTCTTTGTTTTGCATTCATTAAATAATAATTTCATTACTTTGTCTCTTGTTCGTTCATCTAAACCAGCCAATGGTTCATCAAATATTATTATTCCACATGGTTTTAATATTCCTCTTACTATTGTTGTTACTTTTTGCATTCCTAATGATAAATTACCTCCATTTATTCCTACATCGCTTTTATATCCATCATTTAAATCAGAATATACTTCGTTTAATTTATATTTTTTTAATAGTTGTTCTATTTCCTTTTCTGATTTATTATTACCATATTGTAAATTAAACATTAATGAATCATTGAATAAATTTGTTTTTTGATTTACATAATTAACATGACTTCTTAATGATTTTTTTGAAACGTCTGCAATATCAATATCGCCTATATATATTTTTCCTTCGTTTGGTTCATATAATTTTACTAACATTTTCATTAAGGTTGTTTTACCTGATCCTGACCTTCCTACTATTCCTATTTTCTCATTTTCTTTTATATTTAATGTAAAATCTTTAAATAAATAATCGGTTGATGTATCATCACTGCTGTATTTAAATGATAAATTATCTATTTTTATATTATTTTTTATGAATTTAACTTCTTTTTTATTGTCTTCTATATGTGAAAATATATCTTCTAATTCATCTTTTGATGCTAATACTATTCCCATTCTATATATTATATTATGCACTATTCCCCAATTTAAATCCATTACATAAGATAAATATTGGCCTAGTAATAATATATATGCAATTACATTTGCAGTTGACATTTTCTTTTCTTTTAAAGATATAAATAAATAATATATTCCTATAGCGTAGGTTAATAGAGTTATTATCTGTGTTGATAATATTATTTTATTTTCTTCATTCATTATTTCGGTAGATAATTTTTCATTATGTTTTTCTAATTTCGTATTTTTACTTATTGTTTCATCTGTATTATTATTTATATACACATTCATTAAATTATTAAAATTATTTTGAAGATTTTCACTTATTTCTTCGAGAAAATATGTTTCCTTTTTTTTAATCAAATCTGTTAATTTAACTCCTCGAATTAAGAATATTGTAATACAAATAATAAATGAAAAAATTACTATTTTTCCAATATTTGGATCTTTATAATATAAAAATCCTATTATCATTATTGTTACTATTAATTCTGGTATAAATCTACTAAATGCATATTGAAATGAATCTCGTAAATTTCTACTTAATTCCATTATTCTTGCAATATATTCCCCCGATTTTATATCTTTAAAATTACCGGTATCGTGCTTATTTATTGTTCCTTCAAAAAATAAATTCCTTACATATTGTAGATATTTTGGTGTTATATTTGCCTCGATCTCACTTTTCACGAAATCTGTTAATATTATGATAAGCCATATTAATATTACTGCAAACATTAATCCCCCTACATTCCCTTTTAATAAATTATTCCATACATCTAATGGGTTCTCTTTAAATTTACTTGTTTTTATATTATCAAATAATGAGCCGTATACATTAGGTAATACTAAACCTTCCATTGGAAATAAAAATAAAATTATTAATAAATATATTATAAATGTAAGTAGATTATCTTGTATAAATTCTACATATAATTTCTTAAAAAACATTTTCTATACATTTATTTAAGATTATTTAATTTACAATAATTGAATAAATGTATTATTTTCATTTTCTTTCATAACAAATATTATTGTTGGTTCATCTATCTTTTTCATATTTTTTATAATTATTACATCATCTATAAAGATAAAATCAACAATATTATTTATGGTATCGTTGGTATAATTAAATACACCATTACACAAATGAATACTTATTAATAATAATATGAACCCTAACATTTTTTTCATATTATTTTTTTATATTTTCAATTCAATTTTATAATTTAAAGATTTTTTTATATTAAATTATAATGGATATTTCAATCAAACCTAATATATATCAACCAGGAATCAATTTCTCTGGTGATTATATTGATAATATACCTAATTTCAAATTTAATACTGCTGGAATAATTTGTCCTTGTTCTAGTAAAGACAAGGTTTTTCTCAATAGACAAAGTTTTATTGGTCATACTAAAACAAAAAAACATAATCTTTGGCTAGAAAGTATTAATAATAATAAAAGTAATTATCTTGTTGATAATATCAGTCTTAAAGAAACTATTAAAAATCAAAAAATTATAATTGCTACATATGAAAAACAAATTCGTGATTTAAATAAACAAATTGAAGACCTCACGCCTAAATATGACCCTGGTATTGATTTATTAGGTTTAAATGAATTAGATTTTTAAACTATATTTTACCTTGGTTCTATTGTTTCGATTTCTTCCTTTTTTATATCATTCTTATTAACATATTCTTCATACATCCTATGTGCTTCTTTATCTACTTCTTCTCTTTGTCTTCTTTCTTTCTCTAATAATTCTTCCATGTCTTTTATTTTATTATCATTCATATTTTCTGAAAAATCTATTTCGTCTGGAACCTTTTTATTTAATAAATCATTATAATTTTCTTGCCTTTCATTATATTTTTTGTTTATTTCATCACTTTGAGGAGCCAGTCTTTCACTTAATGTTTCTAATACAAACTCATTCTGTCTTTCTTTTTCTTTCTCTATTTCTTTTTCTCTTTCTAATAATATCTTTTCTTCTTTCTCTTTTAATTCTATCATATATTTTACATCTTTTGATATTCTTTCTACAAAATCTTTGTTTAGTTTTTTCAATTCCTTTTTGTTTAGTTTTTTTTCTCGATACATATCAAAAAATATACCGATTGTTTGTTTAAACCAATCTATTTTAAATGATACATCCATTTCATTTATATATGAATTATTATTTATCACTTTCCATAATAATTCTTGATTTTTATTTGATATAAATAATGACATTATTATTTATATCTTTATATTAACGTTTTTTTATATGTCTTCTTTTCTTGGTTTTATTTGTTTTTTTTCTCTTTAATTTATTTTTTGTGTTTCTTATGTTTTTCTTTTTTTTCCCTCCTATATTTTCTTCTTTTTTTTTATTTTTAAATAAACTTTGTGGTCTTGTATTTGGATAAAAATACATTCCTTTTTGATAGTATTGATTATAACGATTCTCTGGCATCTTTGATTTATTTATTTTTTTGTCCATATTGTAATAAGGTCTTATATCATTTTCGGTATATAATTTTAATTGCCGTAAATTATCATCTATTTTTGCATATGGATCATCTGGTTGCAAAAATTCGTAACTTATTTTTGAAAAATATCTATGATTTTTATCTGATGGACCTCCCCAACCATAACCTGGATATTTTTTCGGATGAACTCTCATTATTACACCATGAACCTCTTTATTTAATATATTTAACATATCTTTATCTGATAACTCCATTCCTTCCTTTATATTATTATACTCTTCGTTCTCTAATAATATATTATTATTATTTGAAGTTTCAACTGTTTCATCTTTTAAATATTCTTTTATATCTTCTTCTTCATTCATATAATTATTATACTTATATAATAATTATATAATTTATTCATTGTAATAAATATTTCTATATTCAAATACTAAATTATCTGGAATTCTTTTTTTTGTAAAATGAGATATTAATTTATCTGTTGTTTTTATTTTTTTATTTCCTATTTCTTCTGTTAATAATGTTATTATTAAATATAACGAATACATTCCACATTCTGTATTTGAACGTTGATGCTCTAATCTATTATAATATACTTTTATTAATTTATTCATTTCTTTTAATTGTTGTTTAATTCTTCTTATTAATTTTTCTATTTCTTCTGGACATTTTTCTCCATTACTATCAAAATATAATATATATCTCCTATTTATATCTATAAATAATGATACCCAATGAGTCCCTGCCTCTCCTTGTTTTGCTAAATTAAAAATTATTCCTATTTTTTCTTTTCCATTTTTTAATAATTCTTTCATATTAATTTTACATAATTCATTCCATACGCATTTTTCATCATTATACATATCTTTACTATCAAAATCTATTGGTGTTGGTCCTATAAATTTAAAATTATTATATTTTTCTTCGTATTGTTTTAATACGTCTAATATATCATAATTTGATAACCATTCATCTGGATTTTTTTTCCATTCATTTGGTTTTTTTGGTGCGTAAAATTTGTTCATTATTACCTTTTTCACATTATCATCTTTTATTTCTCCTAACCAACATACATCACTCTCACATTGTGGTTTCTCTTCTTTTAATCTTTCCATTATTTTTTTTGTGCTTTTATATTTTATTCTTTTTTCTGGATGGTTTGAATTAAATGATTTTTTTATTTTTTGTATTACTTCACCCGATAAACATGTATCTTCATCTATTTTAACTTCTTCTCCATATGGACTACAATTCTTCTTTTTCATTTTTTTTCTTGTTTTATTTAATTTATTTTTTCTTATTTTTGTTTTCATTTATATTATAATTACATAATATTATCTTGTAAATTTATAATTATAAAAATTATGTATATTCTTTTTTTCTCCCTCTAAATTTCCAAATAATACGTCTTCATCATTATAATTGTTTTTTTCTTCTACACTTCTCATTTCTATATCCTTTATTATATTCTTTCTGAAATATTCGAAACTTTTTTCTATATCATAATTATATTTTCTACTATTTGGATTATCTAATAAATCATTTGTTATTCTTATTATTTCTTCTTTATGTATTTCGTTTAATTCTTTCTCATTATTTAATCGTTTCCCTTCTTCTTCATTTGTTTTTCTCAAATAGTTATTATATTTTCTATTATTCCCCATCAATTGCAATGATAACATATCGATATTGTCTGATAAATCCATTTTATATATTTAACCATTTTTTTTTATTAACTTTAACTAATTTATTTTTTTATTTATACTATATATAATAATGGTTTTAAGTTTAAATTATACTGTAAAAAGTAATTATAAAGGTCCCGGTGTTTCTCCACAACAAACACTTACTGGATTTAATACTACTGAAGATGCTGGTATTAGAAATATTTTAAGAGATGGTTGGAACAATGTTAATGTACAAAATAAAATTGGAACCCATCAAAGAGTTATTACTCCATTTAGAGGTGCTTATAATTTAGGAGATTTTTTAGGCCGCAAAAACTATAATTGTGGTACTAGAGGTGGTGCATGCGATAATACTAATATTGCCACTGCTTCTGGTAATGTTAAATATGTTTCTGATAGTTCTCTATATACTCGTTACAAAAAAGAAATGGCTATGGGTAAAAACTATAACGATTACTCACTTTAAATTATTATATGATTTATATTATATAATAATGAACTTTACTAATAAAAATGGACAACCTATCCCCAAAATAAGTAATAATTCTATTTTAAACTCTGTTCATGCTATGCCTTTAAAAGATGGTCCTGCTGATAGTCATAATTCTTTCTCTATTAATCGTTTTAAATACATTCAATCTTTTCATGAACCTTTGAATCATAACGACCAATTAAAAGTTAAATATATTGGTGGTATTTATGACTCCTCTTCTGTTATTTCTAAAAAAAAAATGAATACCGTTGGTAATGCTACCTTAAATAAAAACGCTTCTCCTATGTCTTTCGTTAATACTAATAAACAAGATGTTAATTCTGCTTTACGCCGTACTCGTTCAGGTGGTTCTGTTGTTCCTAAAAAAACTTCCGCTATTCGTAATTATAGCTAATCCTTTTTTTTTTACTATATAATATATATAATATGTACAATTATTTAGCTGAATTCCTCGGTACTGGTGTATTTGTTTATTCTATATTATTATCTGGTAATGCCCTTGTTATTGGTTTAACCCTTGCTCTTGTTATCCTTGCTACTGCTTCCTTATCTGGTGGTCATATTAATCCTGCTGTTACTGTTGTTATGGCTTCTATTAATAAATTACCTATGAATGATGTTATCCCTTATTTATTATGTCAAATCTTCGGTGGATTATGCGCTGTTGAAGTTTTTAAACGTTATAGACCTTAATTATATAATATTTTAAATATATATTATATAATGGCTGTTTACACTCGAAAAAATACTAAAAATAAAAATAAAACTAACAAAATTAAAACCAACAAAATTAAAACCAATAAAACTAAAAATAATAAATCTAGACGTATCTTACCCAAACTTCGTCCAATTGATGACTCTAAAAAAAAACATAAATACAAACTTTCTTATCCTACTCTTAAACGCAGACTTGCTATTAATGAAGGTATTCGTCACGAAGTTAATAATATGAATAAAACTAAAAAACAGGCTGCACTTGCAAAAAAAGGTCGTTTTAACATACTTCGCATTTATAGAAGAAATAATAATAAACCTCATTGCAAACTCATCACTCGAGATATGAAATATATTGATAAAAAATATGGATTAAATCATACTTCTGATATTTGTTGAACCTCTTTGAAATCTATATACTCTTCAAACAATTTTAAATAATTGTATATACTCCTTTCTTTATCTTTCTTCTTTCCCAATTCCATATTAAATTCAGTTATATCCATATTCACTATTTTCTCTTTTTTTAATTCATCTAACATTTGCTTTGCACTTTTTAACTCTAAACCATTCTTGCACCTTGTTCCTGTACATCTCATATATCTTGGATCTAATGCATCTACATCAAATGATAAATGTAATGGTTCATTGTTTATAAATTTTTTTATTCTTTTTATTGATTCTTTTGTATTATTATTTAAATTACTTGATGTTATATATTTTATTTTTTTCCTTCTTATTACACTCTTCTCATATGAATCTAAATCCCTTATTCCTACGTACATTAAATTACTGAAATCTAATCTTGGTACTATAAACTTGAATTTTCTTCTATCTAATTTTGTTAAAAATCCTAACGGCATTCCGTGATAATTATTTGTATTTGAACTTTTCCTTGTGTTTATATCTCCATGTGCATCTATCCATAATACTTTTAAATTCTTATTCATTCTTAATGAACTTGCTACTGTCGCTATTGACATTGAATGATCTCCTCCTATATTTAATTTTGGATCTAATGTCTTCATATTTTCTACATATAGATTCCTTAAATTATTATCTAAATTTTCACTACATTCTACTGTATTTACTATCCCATTTATTAAATTCCCCAATACTATTGGTGTTTTATCTACGCCTAGTAATTTTTGACCGCTTTTGCTTGGAAATAATATTGTCTTTTTAAACATATACACTATATTCTTTTTATTTTTATTTCATTTAGATTAATTATATCTTTATTATCTATATAATTAATTTATGAGTTCTAATAATAATAGTAATAGTAACACACCTGATTCTGAAACATCTACTAATATACCTTTAACTGATGAAGCAAGACGTATCGCCCAACAAAATGAAATGCCTACTGATGATAATAGAACATTACTTCAAATGGGTCTTCGACCAAATAATATTGGTGAATTTTATGTAGAAGGAAAAGACATAAACAATGATTTACATGGTGAAGCATCAGACAGTAATAGTAACAGTGATACTGATATTGACGAAGATAATAATAAACTACCACTAGGTAATCTTGGAACACGATATGTAGGTGAAAAAGTTGATGCATTAGATGATCTCATGAAACAACAAAAAAAACAAAAAACAAAAAATCCATTGACAAGAACTCTTACCAACCCCCTCGGTTCTGTTGATGAAGGACTAGATGTAATGAATGGAAGAGTTAATAAAATGCTTGAAAACATTATTACTGAATTTCTTTACAATGATAATATTAATAATCAAATTAAAAAACCATTTACAAATGATATGAATATTGATACTGTAAAATATTTAATGCCTAAAGAGGCTGCAATTGATCCTAGTTTTAATAAATTAGTTAATAATGACTATAAATTAAGTGAGAATTTATTTGATATTGTCAAAGAAGAAGAGGACGAAAATGTTGGCGGTAACAGTACTCAAGTTAGTACTACAAGTTCTGCTTTTTCACAAGCTCCATCATCAGTTGTTAATGATTTTGCTAAAAGATTTGAATTATCCAAATTATATAATTCCAGTGGAAATAATGCTGTTAATCCTTTTTCTACAATATTTAATGAAGTTTGTAAATATCGTCATAAACCTCAAGTTATTAAAACTAATAAAAGCGGTGATAAAACAACAGTTGATTTACAAGCAATTCGGAATATTGCCTGTAATAAAATTGGAGAAGAAACTCAAATGAGTGATATATGGGGAGGACAAATTGTTTCATATGCAATGGGCCTCCATACTGATGGGGATAAAACCAACCCACAAACACATAAAGGACTTACTAATTTTCTACATGGTGATGGTAAAGATTTTTATAGATTAGGAAAAAATAACAAGATTGAGATACCAGAATTAGGATTTCCAAAATGTTATATATGTCAACAAGACATTATTCCTGCCTGGGGAGAAGTTACATTTGGTTCAAGAGGAAGAAGAAGAATTTGTCCAGAGATGGAACATAAATACCCTTGTATATCTGCTTTTACACGAAGTCCTACATATGTTATTTTAAATAAATATAAATGTAAATTAATTAATAACTCACGTGATGATACTTATTTAAAAGCATGGAAATATTTTAATAATGACGGCAATAATTTTAAGGACTTATTAGCATTATATAAAAATATTAATTGTACTCAGACATTTAATAAAGCTGTAATTAATGATAATTTCAATAAAATTAAAAGTAATTTCGAAGCTTTATTTGTGAAAGAACATCTAGACCAAGGAGTTTTTGAATGGGCTTTTTCCGTTATTAAATACTGGTGTCATGAATTTGCATATTCACATCATACATGTAATATGGCTAAAAGTAATCTTGATTTTAGTAAATTAGGTAACGATCATGATGACCTAAATACACAAAAAACAAAAATTAAAACTTTTATTTCTAACTGTGTTACACGTTTTAGTACTAAAGGTGATACTTTATCCGCATTCGAAAAAAAATGGATACTTGTAAGTAATAATAAAAAACATGACGCTAAAGGTATTGCTTTTACCAGTCTTTTTAAACAAAACGATCTCGAAGATAGACTATTAAATGTTTTCAATGAAATGGATAAAATTACTAATGAAATTGTTAAGAACTATAGTGATGTTACAAGTGTTTTAAAGGAAAGACAAATACAAACTAATAGTAATGAAGAAGGTGGTAAATTAACAAAAAATGAGGAAAAAACAATTAAAAATGTATTAATAGGAAAAGGATTAATGATAATGTATAAACGTTATAAAGAAACTGCAAAAGTAAAAAATAATACTAAAAAAACTTCATCTAGTAGTAAAACAAAAAGAAAAATTAATGGTAGTCCTAATAACAAAACAAAAAAAGCAAAACCTGATAAAACACAACGGAATATCGCTAAAATGCTTGGTCTTCAAGAAGAACCTAAAGAGCAACAAAAAACAATCCCTACACTTTTCTCAAAACAAAAACAAGAACAAGAACAAGAAAAAAAACCTAACCAAAGATATAATACAAGAAGAACAAGACGAGGTGGAAAAAAAAGCAAAAGACGCACTTTAAAAAAAAAATATAAAAAGTAATTTATATACAGTTAAAATTGGATACTAATAAATCTTTATACAATTCTTTCTTTTCTTGTGTATTCAATTCATCATTATTTTTTATTTTATAATATTCTTTTTTTATATTAACATTACTTTTTGTAAGAAGAAAAATATATTTTATTTCATTATTTGAATATGTTAGAGTTTTTATTAAATCTATAAAACCTTTGTATTTACCTACATTTACAGTAACAAAGGTTTCATTTATATTAATTATCTTTCCATAATGATATAAATTTATCTTATTACAATTATCCCATTTTGTGCATATATATACTTTAAATCCTTGATAACATAATTTATTTCTGTTATAATCCCAAGTTTTTTTCTCAAAAACTTTGTTTTTGTTTATTTCAATAAAGTTCATATATTATTTTTATTAGTAAATTTTTAATTGACTTTAATTTAATATTTAGCACATTTAAATATTAAATAAATTATCATTATAGAAATATATATGAAATGGATCTAAGTTCTAATAATACAATAATTCAAAACGATATGTCAAACAATATTAATATTCTTGGTGAAGAAAACTTAAACCAATTAACTAGTCCTGCTAATTCTGTTCAATCAAATGAATTACCAAGAGTTGGAACTGTATCTCAAAGAATACGTACATTTCAACCCGACAATAATAGTATTGTTTCTCAACCTGAACAACTACCAATCCCTCCTATTATTCGTGGTCATAATATGGCTAACATTTTTTCTGATGTTTCTGAAGATAATAGTGTTTCTTCTTTACCTCAAAATCCAACACCTCAAAATACTGTAAAAACTACAGAAAAAAAACATAATGGAGAAGATAAGTTTAATATTTTTAAAAATGAATATATTTCTATAAGAAGTAATAATATACATATATTAAAAGAATCCAAAGAATGCAAACGATTACTCGACCTTAAATATAATGATTTAGTCTCTACCATCAATAATATTCAAACTTCTGTTATTTTCACTTCTACTATTTCTGGTTTTTTACAAGCTACTAAATTACAATTCTCTATGTCTGATGTTGCTGTTTCTGTTGTTTCTATTACTATTGCTACATATATTTCATTAGTCCTATCTATTTCTAAATATTATGCACTTGATGAATTAAAAGAAAGAATTCAATTATTACGAGAAAAATACTCTCTTTTATTAAATGAAATTGATTATAATATGGATAAATTAGGTCCTTGGTCTAAGAAAGAAATTTGGACATATGAAAATCACGATAATAAGTATTCCGAATGGAAAATTATTAAAGATGATATTAATGGTCGTTATAATGAAATTGTAAATACTAAAAAGGAATTAGTCACTGAATATGAATGTATTATGGATACTAAATCTAGAAATTATTATCATATTCAAAATAAAAAACTTAATTTAGAAAATAAACAAAAAATATATGAATGGGAGAAAAAAGAAGTTGAACTTGAAACTACTATTGCTATTGATAAAAAAAATACTCAACTTAAAGCTAAAAACGAACAATTAAATCTTAGAAGAGATAGTATTATGTTAGCCACTGAAGAATTAGATAATTGGTCTTTTAATGCTGATGAATGGAGTAGTGTCTAATATCTTACTGTTAATATATATTCATAATCTTCTTGTATATTCATTATCAAATCACTATTTTGTTCTTCTATCCAAAATTTTTTCTCTTTATATCCTCTTTTACTCCTATCTCTATAATGATAAGCTTGAACCCCATAATATATTTTATAATCTTTCTCTGTTAACATATCTTTTAACTCTCTTTGTAATGTTGTCTTACCGCTCATTTCTGGACCACAAATTATTATATTTTTGTTTTCGTCTATTGCCTTAATTGCTCTCTCTCTTACATCTTCGTTCATTGTCATTTTCATGTCTGTCATATTTATAATATTTACAATAAAAATAATGTAAATATTTATATCAATTTTATGCTTTATCCTTCACTCAATTTTTATATATATTCGTCGTCACTTAATTCACTACTACAATCCAAATAATCTTCTTCATCTTCTACTACAAAACCATCTTTTGCATATCCTGATTTTGTTAGATTTACTTCTTCTTCCTCTTCTTCCTCCTCACTATCTTCACTATTTATATCTTCAAATCCTCCATACAATACTTCATATACTTTTTCCCATTCTTCTGATGTAATATCCATTGGATTATTCTTCTCATCTCTCCTTATCAATATACAATTCCCAAAGAATAATGTATTATCTATTGGTGGTGGAAATTCATATTTATTTTCCATATTTGCTCTACCTGACTCTTTCCCATATACATCTACTATATATTTACTACTTTCTCCTTTATTTTTTATAACTGCTTCATATTTTGTGTATAATTTAAAACCATCTTCTTTTTTTAAATTCGCTTTTTTATATATTTCTTTTTCCTCAAATTTTTTCCAATTTAACTCTTTTACACCTCCATTCTTTTCTACTATCAATATTCTTACGCTTGTCATTCTATCTTTTCCTTATTATATAATTTATTATTTAATTCAATTTTATATTCTTTTAGTTTAAAATTATTATATTTATTTAACAATAAATATATATATATGCTTAAAATACTCCTTTCTGTTTTTGTATCAATTTTTGTGGTCATTTTATTACACTATGCTTATACTTATGTTAAGCAAAATTATTTAGATACACATGAAATTTCAGAAGAAGATATTACTGAAGATGAACTTAATGATGTTCTTGATGATTTAGCTGATTCTGACGATGATGATAATTCTAATGCTACTGATCTTGTAATTGAAGGTGATGAAAAAGACGAACTTGAAAATGAATTAACTGATATTTTAAATACAAATATTAATAATGATATATAATTTTAATATATACATGAATTTTGAAAAATTTAAGCAAAATAAAGATTATAAAAATAAAAACGCTACTTACTTAAAATTAGACGAATATTTGTGGAATGAAAATATTAATAGTGATATGATTGAATCTTCTTTTTTTAATTTACATAAGCCTTTTGTTGTTCGAAATTTTTGTAAAGATACCATTGCTGTTAAATATTGGAATAAAGATAATATTAATCATATTTTTGATAATGCTAAATTCCCTTCTGAAATATATGAAACTGATGATGACTTCTATTCTGGACAAAAAAAAGATGGTGAATATAAAACTACTCTTTCTAATTTTATTGGTTATGTCTATTCTAATTTAAAACCATATATTTATATTGCTGAAGTTGACCTTAATGAAATTAAATGTGACCATGCTAAAATTGTTGAACATATATATAATTATAATATTAATCCTAATGTTCATGATTGTTTAATTAGTCATAATATGTTCTTCGGTCATAATGCATCTAGTAATTGTCATATTCATGTTGAAGATAATTATATTTTAAATCAAATTTTTGGAGAAAAAACTATTTTTTTATTTGACTATCATGATAATAATAATACTTGGAGTAGTGATTGGCTTTTAGGTTCTATTGTCGGTGATGATGTTATTACTCAATGTAATCCATTCAGTTATACTCCTAATTTTATTAAAAATGATTTCTTCTCTATGGACCATTCCAATATGACTGTTTATAAAGTTACACTTAAACCTGGTGATTCCTTATTTATACCTCCTCATTGGTGGCATGCTACTCAAGGCCATCAACTTAATTTATCTATTACTTCTATTTATAAACGTTCTGACCTCTCTTATCTATTCTTTAAACCTTTACTCATACTCATCTTCCTATTGAAAGTCTTAAAATACGAATTAAACTACACTATATCCTTTAAAACTTTCCGTTATTATTTATTCTTATTTTCTTTCTTTTTTCTTTTGTTTTTCTTTTTTTATTCTTTCATTTTTTGATTTTATATAATGGACGACCCTTTATATAATATATTTCTATTTGCTTCTGTCGCCACATCTCTTGTATTCTCATTTGTGGATGTTTTCTATAAAATTCTTCTCTTGAATTTATATTCTTATTTTCCATTTTATTATTATATAATATAATTATTTAAAATTACTTTATTTTATAATTTATTAATATGAAAAAACTTGGTTTTTGTTTTCTTATTTATGACATTATTAATTTTGAAGAACTTTGGTATCAATGGTTTAAAAACGTTGACCCTAACAAATTTTCTATTTATATTCATTTTAAAACTGATAAACCTTTGAAACATTTTCAAAAATATAAACTCAACAATTGTATCCCTACTGCTTATCGCAAAATTAGTCTTGTCCATGCTCATAATATCCTTTTTAAACAAGCTTTTGATGATGGTTGTTTTAAAATAATCTCTCTTTCTCAAGCTTGCATCCCTTTTAAAACATTTGACCATGTTTATGATTTCTTAACTAAAGACAATTTCTCTCATTTCAATATGACTGTCCGTCAAAGAGGTGTTGTCCCTAGATGTAATTCCGTCTTTCAACATATTGAACAAAAATTTGTTCATAAAACTAGTAATTGGTTCATTTTAAATCGACCTATTACTGAAAAAATTATTTCTAATTCTGTTGAATTTATTAACAATATTTGGGAAAATATTCCTTCTGCTGAAGAACATTATTATATTACTGAAGTCTATCGTCATAATTTAGAATCTCAAATTATTACTACTCCTAATTTACCTTCTGGTGCTACTACATTTACTAACTGGCATGATATGCGTTCTTATCCTTTTGTTAATGATAGATACCTTAAAAATTATCACACTGTCTCCCTTGATGAAGTCGAATATTTATTAAAAGAACCTTGCTTATTCGGTCGTAAATTTAATCCTAATTGTCTTGTTAATAATCAAACTTACAACCTTTCTGAACTACTTATTAAACGTATTTGTTCTTCCTCCACCAATGACAATTCTTCTCTTGACCTTAAAATGCAAAATCTTGAATCTAAAATCAACCTTTTTGAAACAAAATTGAATGAAATTTTAAATATTATTAAACAGAAATAACATTTCTCTTTTCATAAAACCATTTAAATATATCCTCTCTTTATATTTATGGAGTTAAAACCTAATATCTTTAATAAAGTTTTTAATAATATTCCTGATTTTGAACTTTCCTATGAAACTATTTCTCATAAGAAAGTTTCCAACAATTATAATTTCTGTTTAGCTATCCCTAATGGCAAAAAATTTATTGCTTGGTTCACTTACTTTAAAGATTCTGATGTTTGTTATTTATTTGAAATCAATCGAGATAAAAAACCTTTTAATTGTATTATGTTTCAACATAATTTTACTCATATCACCCATGGAACTCTTATTTATGGTTCTATCTTTATTGAAGACGATAACCCTATTAAATATTTTATTATTGAAGATATATTCTACTATATGGGTCTTGATTTGAAAAATTATAACTCTCTTTCTAAATTTACTATACTTAATGAACTCACTATTACTCTTCAATCTTCTATCCTTAATAATGGTTCTTTCGTCTTCTCTTTACCTGTCATTTGGAATATTGATTTTGATGAAAATAAACTTACTATTATCCCTGATTTTGTTCAATCTGTTATACCTTATCCTATTCATCATATTCAGTATCGTTCATTAACTAAAACTTTACCTCATTTTAATGTTTTCCTCAATAAAAAAATCAATCTTATTAATAAAGTTGCTAATGTTATTTATACTTCTAAAATTGTTAAATACACTCTTGATTTTGCACGTCCTATTTATCGTAGAAATGCTATCTTTAAAGTCTCTCCTGATTTACAAAATGATATCTATCATTTACATGCCTTTGGTAAAGATAAAGAACTTGTCTTTTATAATATCGCTTTCATTCCTTCTTATAAAACTAGTATATTTATGAATTCCCTCTTTCGTAATATTAAAGAAAATAATAATCTTGATTTTATTGAAGAAAGTGATGATGAAGACGATTTTCAAAATATTAATCTCGATAAAAATGTTTCTCTTAATAAAATTCTTAATATTGAATGCAAATTTAATTTTAAATTTAAAAAGTGGGAACCTCTACGTCTTATTCATTTTAATAATCCTAAAATTGTTCATATTAAACAATTGGTTTCTGATTATTATTTATAACTCACTTACACTTGTCGGTTCTTGAAATATTGTTATTACATTTTTACACCATTTTTTATTATTATAATCTTCCACACTTATGAATTTATTTAATACTCCTGATAATCTATTCCAATAATATGTTGATTTTACTTGTTCTGGTGGTGACCATTGAAGTGATTCAAATATTTTTAACAATTCATTTTTTAATATTTCTTCTTCTGCTGGTATTTGTTCGATCATCTTTTGTGTCACTTCTGTTACGCTTCTCATTCTCTACTTTTATTCTTTTTAATTATATAAATTCACTTTCAATTTTATATAATTATATGCATGTATATATGTAAACTGTCATTATTAATGTTCCAAACATTTGTACTATTTGTACTACGTTTAATAACCAAAAATCTATTGACGGTGGTGCCAATATATTATTACTTCGATAACCTTCTTTTACAAATGTCAATACCATTATATCTCTTGATATTACTTTTAAATATGTTTCGTCTCCACAAAAATTTACTATTAAATTATCTATATTTATTAAAAACTCTCCTGTTAAACAATTCAAAATTAAATCTGTTAATCCACTTAATTCCATAAATAGTGTATATGTAAAAAATGGTATTATACACAAACATAATGAATTCACTAATAGTGTTAATCTTAAATAGTTCTCATTTGTTATTAATGTTGAATTACCATACTGCCATACTGTTGTTTGTAATGATGACCAAAACGAATTCATCCTTGCATATAATATTAAATAATATGCTACTGCAAATAATTTATTTAAATCGTTCAAATTATTTGGACACATATCGTTATTTTCTGTTATGAAATAATTATATACATAGTATGATGGTCCTATTACTTGAGCCAACAAACATGATGCTCCATATATATAATACCATAATGGATGTTCCAGTAAATTTGATAATATTACTATAAACCTGTAATTCTTATCATATTTTGCCTCCCAACCTCCTTGCCCTTTCCACATATCTATCTTATATCTACTTGGAAATATACTGAATCCTAATAATATATATATATCTGGTAATTGTAATTCCCAATCTTCATGATCTATTACATCTGTAAAATCTTTTATCCTTTCTTCTAACATTTTCTTTATTCCATTATTATTTACTCTCTCGTATAATTTTTGTTCTACGTACATTAACCTCATATAATCCTCTTTTTCCATGAATTTTATTAATGTATCCCAACCATAACTTACAAATGCATCTATATATATTATGTAATCTCTTAATGATGTTATTACTTCTTGCTCGCATACTCTGTCTGATATTGTTAATATTTTTAATTTTTCTATTACTAATCCTTTTAAATCTTCCTTATCTTCTATCAAATCATATTTTTTATTTTCTTTTAATAATTCTAATTCTATCATTTTTTTCGCCATTATTTCTATCTTTCCTACATTACAAGTATGAAAATATCCTATTTTTAAACTTCTTATTATTCTATTCCATATACTTAATTCTTTCTTATTTACTGTTTTATCATAATACGATATTTTTTCTCTTCTTTTACTTATCTTTTCTCCCATCAGTTTGTCTAGTTCTATCACCTTTTCGCTACTATTTTGTTTTTCTATCTCTTTTAATTGTATATCTTCTATACTTACTATTTCTTCTTCTTTCAATATCTTCTCTTTTATTAACATTTCTTCTTGTCTTTTCGCTTCTTCTCTTTCTTCTTCATCTTCACATCTTTCAAATCTTATTATTACTTCATCATTTACCATTTCTGATGATTCATTCATTTCCATTATTTCTTTTATATAAAAATCTTTTAATTTACAATCATTCATTCCCATATTTATACATAGATTATTCTTTTCTCCTTCTAATGTTACTTCTAATATTTTTATCTTTGATAATGTTGTTTCTTTTAATGATAAATTAAATGTTTCACGAAAATAATTTATATATTTAAAAAAAAATTTTTCATATTTTACATCTTTCTTTTTTATTATTCTTATTCCTTCATCTACTTTATATTCATAATTTGGTATACGTAATCTTATTTCTTTTAATGTTTCTCCTATATACCACATATTTGTTATTTCTCCATCATATAATATATTCCTTCCTCTCGGCATCCTATTATATTTATATATTCTTTTTTATATTTATATATATATTACAATTATATATGAACTTTTTTTAATATTCTTTCCTATTTGTTTGTTGGTACTATTACTGGTATCTTTATGTCTACTATTGGTGTTGATAGTTTAATTACTGTCCCTTCCCTCATCATTTTAGGATTAACTTTAAAAAAAGCTGTTATTATTGCTCTTATACTTCAAGTCTTACCTCAAACTATTCCTGCATTATATAATTTTTGGAAAAATAATGATATTACTCGAGAACTTTTAATCATCTCTCTCTTCCTTGTTATCGGTAATTTTATTGGTACATATTACGGAAGTTTTATTCATACTCAACAACTCTTTTCTGAATATTATCTTTATTTATTCTTTGTCTTCTTTCTTTTATTCTCTGCTGGTTATATTACTCATCAACATTTAATTTTCTAGATCAAAATTTTATTCATAAATCGCATAAATTGATTCATGTATTATATTTCATACAATATCAAATAACTAACTAACTATGTCCACTATTCTTTCGAATCATCGTGATAATACATCTATTGCCGTTCAGAACCCGCGTGTCCGCAAGAAGGTCGTTGAAGATCTATGGAAATGCGTCAGATGCTATACATTGAATGTTCTCATGAAAAATGAGACCTCTGGTATGGACGAGTTCTACGACCGTTTCGACGGTATTATGAACAGAATCCTCATTGACAAGAGGGAGACAGAGGAATTCATCGGTGGATTTTCTGACTTCAAGTGGAACTCCATCACTGAAGATGAGTGGATGGAGTTCTATAACTTCTGTGTTGAAAAACATGTCAAGTATATGCTTATTCGTGTAGCCAAGCAAAACCCTGACACATTTGCGTTATCACCGGATATGGCTCTCACCGAGGATGACGAGATACTTAACATTCCTGGAGCGTACCGCGCCTGCTTCACAAAGGAAGATGTTATGTCTCTTGATAAGGAGACAGAGGAAGCGGTAGAATGGTGGAAGACCACTGGAAGACAGCTATTCATCGATGAGCACGGCAAAAATATAGCAGAGACATTTTATTCCGACATATTTGTAGAAGCTTAAGACTTATAACCCTTTAAGGCAAATATTTATTGTAACCTAAAGTAACATTTTTTACTGCATAATAAAAATGGAAACGCAAAAAAAAACCCAAAAATTTTGGATTTTTGTAACTCTAATTTTAGATAAATGGATTACAAAAAATTCGGAAAATGGATTACAAAAATCCGACAAAATAGATTCTTTAAATATAAAAAATTTATTATTTAATTTTCTAGATCAAAATAAAATTCATTTCTACTTTTTGTTTTTGGACATTTTTAAAATGTCCATTTTTATATATTACAAATAAAATTTTTTTAACAGATCTCAAAAAATCAACTTGTGAGCAAAATGCTTTATTTTCTATTTTTTTATGAAAAAAGTTGTTACCACATTTTTTTTTCGTTTTTTTAGGCATTTTTTTATGTCGTATTAGTTTAGGAATAATACAACAAAAAAATGCCGAAAATGCCGCTTGAAAAAAAATTTTATTGTGAAATGTGTGACTTTACATGCAGTAAAAAAAGTAATTGGAATGCACATTTATTGACTACAAAACATGAAAAAAATGTCGTATTTTTCAATACGTCAAATACGTCAAAAATACGGCAACACGTATGGAGATGTGAATGTGGGAAAGAGTTTAAACATCGTGGCTCTTTATATAACCATAAAAAGAAATGTCGCCAAATAATCAAAGTCGCTGAAGAAAAAAAAATAGAGAGTGATGAGGAAATAACAGTAAAAAGGAATGATGACCCTAGTTATAAAGAATTATTAATACAAGCAATGAAAGAAATGACAGAAATGAGAAAAGAAAATACAGAAATGAGAAAAGAAAACACGGAAATGAGAAAACAAATGACAGATATGATACCATTAATAGGGAATAATAATACAACAAATAATAATACAACAAATAATAATTTTAATTTAAATTTATTCTTGAATGAGACATGTAAAGATGCATTAAATTTAACGGATTTTATAAATTCGCTACAAGTTCAATTACAAGATTTAGAATATACAGCAGACAATGGACATATAAAAGGGATAACAAACATATTTCATAATGCATTATCAAATTTAGAGGTAACAAAACGTCCGATGCATTGTACAGATTTGAAGAGAGAAGTATTATATATAAAGGATAATAATGAATGGCATAAAGATGATGATAAGGAAGAAATAAAAGTAGCAGTGAATAAAGTAGTAAATAAGAATATAGGGAATCAAGGAAAATGGATAGATGCACATCCAAATCTAGAAAGAGAAGAAGAAATGGAGAATTATATAAGAATGCAAGATCATAGTCTAGGAACAGGAGAAGAAATAGAACAAAAAAAAATAATAAAAAATATATTAAAAGAAGTAGTAATAGAGAAAGAAAACAAATCATGATGATTCTAGCTAATTAGTAATTTTATAGATATAAGAATGTTTTAATTTACAATTAATATAAATATCATTAAGGTCGTATCCAATAAAAGTTAAAATGTATTGAGTTACATCTTCAAAGAGGTTTGAAGATGTAATAAGTTGAGTTAAAATATATTGAATATATTGGCGTCGTAAAATAGAACGTCTAGATGTATTAATGTTAAATGTAATATGATTATCATATGGAGAAATAACATATTTAATATGTTGTTTGTGTATTTTAAGAAGATGAGTTCTATCAAGGTAGATAGATTTAAATAATTCTTGTTGAAAGAAATTAGATTTTTTAAATATAATAATATTATTTTCCATAATTGATTTTTTTATAAAAAGTTTGTGATAAAAAAACTCAATTTTATAAAAAAAGGATTATTTAAGAGGGATATGAACATATTTTTTATAAAATCTGCGATAAATATGTTGTAATTTATCAAATTTCATATTATACTTGCCATCGAGACAAGTAGGGTCAATATTTTCGACGATACTTCTATCTTCATTAATAGTAGTTCGCATAGCATATAAAGTATAAATGTCGCCAAAATAATTATTGATAAAATTACGATATGTTTTAACAAAGATAGTACATTTGTCATCACTAATAGGTAGAACACTAGTAATAATAGTGGAAATCATACCATTAAAAATGACACGTGCAACAGTAGTATGAGGCATAATAAATTCATTTTCAATAGTAATATTATCAATATTAAAAAGGACATTAGGGATAGAGTCTTGACCAGAATGATAGAAATAAGTAGTTTTATAATGCCATTTATTAAGTTTAACTGTTTTTTCATAAAAAGGAGCAGGTTCATATTTATTACCAAATGTATGAACAAATGCAATATGCATAACATCTAAAGAATTTTCAGTAAGTATTCTAGGATAACATTTAAAGTCTTGTTTAAGATTGACTTGTCTAAAAATAAGTTGGTTATCAGGGGAAGAACGTTCAGGTTCTCTGTAAAGATTGTTAGTAAAATTATTATCATAATTTAAGAAGGTGTTAAGATAAACCCAACCATCAATTTGAAAAATATCAAATGAATTAATATTAAATTTAGTATTTTCTTTAAAATTAAGTCCAGGAACAAATTTCAATTCTCCGTGAGAATTGAATTCGTAACCATGATAAGGACAAATAATATTATTATTACAAACTTCACCTTTAGCAAGAGAGGCACCACGATGTGGGCAAATATTATCACATGCAAAAAAGTGAGTAGAATTAGTCCAAACAACATAGTCTTTATTCCATATAGTAATTTTTTGAGGTTTATTAGTAATAAAAGAATCAGTTTCACCAATAACATACCATGAAATATCATAAATATCTTGATTAGATAAAGAGTCATTATTTTTATTAGAAGGAATAGAATTTTTAATGTAGTCGCGAATACCTTTTAAATAGCCAGTATTATCAGAATTAGATTTATGAATAAAACAATATTTACGAGAGGAGTGAGTATTAGATGGAATAAAAGCGAAAGAAGGGAAGAGAAGGGTTAACAAAAAAATTAGTATCATTTTAGATAAATAAGTAAAAAAAACTTTATATTGTTTAAAAATTTTAAAAGTATTCATAATATGGGAAAAGTTTATTGACAATGTCAGGGCCAGCGAGAGAGACAGCATAAAGACCATGAGTCATACTACAGAAAGCATTATAAATAAGACCATTACGTCTAAAAACAATATGGTTGGTCATACCACTAGATGTAGCACCATAAATTTGTATGACTTTATTCTGGTCATTAACAAATTCTTTAATAAGATTAATAGCATTGGGAATATGAATACTTTTCAAAGAAGGATGAAGGTCATTATCATTTAAATGAGGGATATTATTATTATCAATAAAGTTATTCAAAGATTGAATAATATCATTTTGAGTATCGGAAGTTTCATAGAGCATATTTAATAGGTAATTTGTAATGAATAGATAGTATAAAAAGGAATCAATTTTATAAAATATTATAAAATTAATAAAAAAGGTCCCACTGGGAATCGAACCCAGGTTGCAAGATTCAAAGTCTTGAGTGATACCATTACACCATGAGACCCCTGGGGGGGTTACTCCTTCAACAGGGATCGAACCTGTGACCTTACGATTAACAGTCGTACGCTCTACCAACTAAGCTATGAAGGAAAGAATCTCCAATCGGAAATAAAGAAAAGAGATTTGAGTGAAACATATATAGAACGTTTCCATAATATATCATAGATTATTCTTTAAATGGTTTTTTTTCAAAAATTTAGTATTAACTTTAATAAGAGAAAGTTTTTTAAGATATTTACGATTTTCATAAAAGTCACCTTTAGAATCAGAAATAGCAATCAATTTTTGATTAATTTTATTATGACATGAATAACAAATAAATAGAAAGTCATTATTATAATGAGGATAATGAAACGTAAGTGAATTAGCGAATACATTATTGCAAGAATTACAGTGAACAATTTTTTTCATAGTTTTTAAAAAATATGAAAAAAAGAAAAAAGAATCAATTTTATGTATTAATTAATCATTTTCATAACATCTATAAAGTTCATTATAGTCATTACATTTATTTAAGTCATTAAATACAATTTCAAGTGGAACAAAAGCAGTTTTATATCTATTAAATAATTTTTCTTGAATAAGTAAAAAATTATCAACAGTATAAAATTTGAAACAAGGGATTTGAATACCAAAATTAAAGACAAGGTTACGGATATCAGGGTTTGAGATATTAGAAGCAGAGAAAGTGTCAGGAACAGCAATGGAAGATTTAGTGGTATTACTAGTTCCATCTAAAATTTGGAGTGCATCGGAATTACAAGTAGATTCAATAAGTTGAGAAAATTTCTGTTTACGAAAGAGATTACTATTGGATTTAGAAAAGATATAATTATTAATATTGAAACAGTTAGTATCTTTAGAATTACATTTAGTAAGTTCATTATAATTAGAAATATTAGAATTATCAAGAATAATAACAATTTTACCTTTGATGTCTTTAAGTTTAACGTTAGACAAAGAATCGATTTGATTATTAATATTTAAAGAAGGTAGAATTTTATTTTGAACAGTTTGTAAAGAGATGATAGGAGAGAAAGCGAAGAAATTGACAAGGTCAGTATCAGGAACAAGGATATAATTATTATCATTAGAATTAGAAGGAGGTATGCTAGAGAAATCACCAGTTAAATTATTAAAATATTTACCGGAAAGAGAAGAGAAATGGTGGTCAGGTTTACCATTAAGAATGTCAAATTTTAATTTATAAGTATTATATTTTGCATCAATATCATCTTTAAGATTAGGTTTATTATCATATAAGGAGGAAGCGAGTTGTTCAGCAATTTTATTTTTGGTAGAAAGGTCGGCATGAAAGTCAATATAATTAGGTAATTTCATAAGGAAATCACTGGTTTGTGGATTAATTAAGAATTTAGCTTTTTGCATAGCAACATTGAGTTTATCTTCACGTTGATGTTGAACGACAGGAGTAGGTTTATGTTGATAAGTGTATAATTTATTAGTTTTGGCGAGAGTAGATTCAATAGATAAAGCGACCTTTTTAAAAGCAGATTTATCATTAGATTTAACTCTTAAATGAATGAAGAGAGGGTCATTAGAATTAGGAACAGGTTTAGCAAAAGCAGAAGAAGAAATAGTAGAAAGAACAGTATCAAGCATAATATAATTTTCAGGTTCTCGAACTAAATAGTCGGAATCTTTAGTATACGTAACAGAAGGTTGTCCGTCAATAATAAGAACTTCAAAATCAAGGAATCGACAACCTCTAGAAAGGACTAAATTAACCATATCAGTAGAAACCTTATTACCAGAAACAGCAGAATTATAAGAAGCTTTAATAAGGTATTCCTTGATAGGTCGATTATCATCACCATTAGAATCAGTGATAGAAACATTGGATGTTAATTGGGATTTGATAGAAGAAGCTTCACCGGATTGAGTATCACCAAATAAAGAGAATTGTTCGGTTTTAGTTGAAAGATTAAAAATAAGTTGTCGTTCTTTTAAAAGGGAAAAAACAAGATAAGTAGCAATAAAAATAGTGATAATAATTAAAAGTTTGTTGATTAAATTCATTTATATTATATATTGATAATAATATAATAAATTAATTGTATATATTATAATATAAAATGCCAGGAGGAATACTAAATATAAATTCAGTAGGTAAAGGAGATATAATATTTACAGGTAATCCATCAAAAACATTTTTTAAAGTAACATATTCTAAATATAGTAATTTTGGTTTGCAAAAATTCAGGATAGATTATGATGGATTACGTGAATTAAGAACAATGGAACAATCAGTATTTAAATTTAAAGTTCCTAGATATGCGGATTTGTTAATGGACACGTATTTAGTAGTACATATACCGAATATATGGAGTCCAATATATCATCCAACACAAGAGACAAATAATCAATGGGCACCATACAATTTTAAATGGATAGAGAATCTGGGAAGTCAGATGATAAAAGAAGTAGTAATAACATGTGGGTCAATAATATTACATAAATTTACAGGAGAATATTTGACAGCAATGGTGGAGAGAGATTTTAGTGAATCAAAGAAGGAATTATTTAATAAGATGAGTGGAAATGTGAAAGAGTTAAATGATCCAGGAAATGTATATGGAAGAATAAATACGTATCCAAATGCGTATCATACAAAGAACACAGAAGGGTCTGAACCGTCAATACGTGGTAGAAATATATATATACCATTAAATACATGGTTTACATTAAATAATAAATGCGCATTTCCATTAATAGCATTACAATATAATGAATTACATATAGAAGTGACATTACGACCATTACAAGAATTATTTCAAGTAAGAGATGTATTTGATACGCAATTTAATTTTCCTTATGTAAGACCGGATTTTAATGAGAACAGATTTCAAATGTATAGATTTTTACAGACACCGCCAGCAGTAAGATTAGTTCCAGAAAATTATGAGAATAAGGTAACAACATGGAATGCAGATGTTCATTTAATATCAACATATTGTTTTTTATCAAAAGAAGAACAAGAATCAATAGCAAAAAATGATCATTTGTATTTAATAAAGGACGTATATGAATATAAATTCGAAAATATAACAGGAACGAAGAAATTAAAAATACCGTCAAATGGGTTGGTGTCGAGTTGGATGTGGTATTTACAAAGGAATGATGTAAATATGAGAAATGAATGGAATAATTATACAAATTGGCCTTATAAATTTTTACCATCAGATACATATTTAGCACCATTAAATAATAATTTAGATACAACAATACCGACAGGACCAGGTGTAAATCCAGATACAAGTAGAGCAACAGGTTTATATATAACAGGTGATTTTAATGAAGTGAATAGAAAACATATATTAGAAACAGCGGCTATACTATTTAACGGAGAATATCGAGAAAATACTTTAACAAGAGGTGTATATGATTATATAGAGAAATATACAAGAACAAATGGATTTGCAAAAGAGGGAATATATTGTTATAATTTTTGTTTAAATACAAATCCTTTAGATTATCAACCAAGTGGGGCGATAGATATGAGTAAATTTAAAAGAATAGAGATGGAAATAACGACAAATACACCAACAGTTGATTTGGTAAATTCGATGTTTGATGTAATATGTAGTGAAGATGGAGAACCAATTGGTTTAAGAAAAAATAATTGGAGGCTATATGATTATAATTACAATTTAGTTTTACATGAAGAAAGATATAATATAGTATCATTTATAGGAGGAAATTGTGCATTAATGTATGCAAGATAAATATTTGTTAATAATATATTATTATACTCTAATAGTATATTATATTAATATGGATAATAATACAAAATGGAAATCAAAATTATTTAGAAATCAAAGTGTAAAATCAAATGATAATATTCATGTCCATAATATGGAAAAAAAAATAGAAAGAATAAAAAAAAATAAAGATTCAAAGTTAGAAACTGTTTATGATAATGATACAGAAGATGAAGGATTTAATATAGATGATAATAACTTGAAAGAAGGGTTATTCGAACGAAATGAATTTACAGGTTATGGTTGGAAAGACCCAAAACACAAAGGTATTGGTGATGCATTAAATCCAGAAAATTTGGGAGATATGATAAATAAATTATATAAAAAAGCGGTGTATTTTATAACATATACTTCAGAACAGGTAGTAGAAAAATGTGGTGAAAGAAAGAAAAATGAACCAAAAAGAAAATATAAAGCGAGAAAGAAAAAAAATGTGAAAATTGTTAGAAAATATGTAGCATTGTTTTTCACAGTTCTTATTAGTTTCTTTTCAGTTTATAATTGGTATTATGTAACAACATTTAGAAATCCAATAGATAAGCAACGTATTCCATTAGTAAAATATATGGTAGGGAGGAAAAATATGGATGGGTCTAGACGATTACTAACTGATGATTTTAATGAAAACAGACAACAAGAAGGTGTTATCGGAATGATATGGGGATTTTTATTCTTTTTCTTTGAGTATGTTGTAATGTTATATGATGATTTAAATATAGTATTTTTAGATATTATACCAAATACGATTTCTGATACTTTTGGAAAAACAGTTACTTTTGTTTTCTTATTTTTATTTTTAATAACCATGTTTTATTTTTATGTTGAACAGGTAAAAGATGAAGTAGTAAAAATGTTGAAAGGTAAATTATCATTTATTTCTGGATTTATAATTTTATATGTTTTTGTAAAAATTATTCAAAATTATTTATCTGATAATCCTAATTCTCATTATTTAACTGATTGGTTAAAATTATTAGATAATATTACTGAATCTAATGCTATTGTTGCACCATTTATATTAGGATTTTTCTTGGTTATTAATCTTATACGTGTATTACTTATATTTATTGTAACTATTATTTGGGTTCCTATAGTTATTGGTCTTTCCATTGTATTTTATTCATTCTTTCCTCTTTTTATTTATAGTAATTATAGTATTTTTGAAGCAATTGAAAAAATAGATGCTGATTGTACAGAAGCTTTTAGGGTAGATAAGAGGAAATTTTGTGTCGGTCCTTGGGAGAAAATTAAATATTGGTTTAAATTTTGTGTTAAGACCTTTTTAGGTGATTTCTTATATCACGGATTATTTACTGCTATTATAATTGCTATTTTTTCTATTGCTATGAATGATTATAAATATAATATTAAAGGTAATGTTCTTAAAGATAATTTATTAAATTACAGCTATATTTTAATTGTTGTTGCTAGTATCTTCTTAATTAAACAATGTGCTAATAGGTTTGATTATCAGTTTACTCAAGGTGGTTGGAAAGAAAATGCTGAAAATAAATTTGATTTTAAAGAGGAAGAAGTAAATGAAAATATTTTAGAAGTTATTAATAGTAAAGTTAATGAACTTAATAATAAAAACGTTAATAATGTATTTAATTGAAATTTATAAAATAATATAAATAAATCCTGATTATATCATTTATAATGAAAATTGTTATAAATGATTTCAAAAAAGCTGAACAATTTGTCCAAATTTTTCAAAATTTAAAATTATTTGGTGCTCATATTAATATTAAATTGGAAAAGGATTTCTTTTTTATTCAAGGTATGGATTCTTCTCATGTCAGTGTTTTTGAATTAAAATTGAATAATACTTGGTTTTATAGTTATGATGTTACTGATACACGAGTTATTGGTATTAATACTGCTATCTTCTTTAAAATTTTGAATATTCGTGCTGATTCTCAAGAAATTACTCTTATTTTTGATGAAGATACTATTGATATTGAACTTACTGGTAGTGATAAAAATGAATATGATAAATTTTTTACTATGCCTATGGTCGATATTGATTCTGAAGAATTAACTATTCCTGATACTGATTCTAGTTTAGTATTTTCTATGGAATCTAAAAAATTTAAATTATTAATTGACCAATTCTCTAATTTTGGTGATGATATTGAATTTAATTATTGTGAGGATGAATTGAAACTTGTTTCTGACAATAATACTGAAGGTTCTATGAAAATTAATATTAAATTAGATGATATGGAATCTTGTGAAGTTGAAGAAGATTTAGAATTTAATTGTAGTTATTCTTTAAAACAAATTTCTAATATGGCCCAGTTCTTTAAACTTACTAGTGATTTGTTTATTCATATTTCACCTGACCAACCTTTTAAATTATTATATCGTTTAGAAGATGAAAATTATTTTAGATTCTTTTTAGCACCAAAAGTATCCAATAATTAAAGATAAAATATATATTTTAATTTATCAAAATATATATATATATATAAATTTAATATTATGAGTTCTACAAGAAAAGATAAAAAAAAACGAGAACCAAAAAATAAAAAAGTAGGAGTAGAAGAAGGAATAGAAGAAGGAATAGAAGAAGGTGAAGCTGGAGTATTACCGAAGGGGAATAAGAACACAAGAAAAATACGCGATACAAAGGAAAAGAAAAAAAGACCTTCCACTAGAAAGAAAAAAAGATCAGCTAGAATAATCCCAACGGAGGAAAGTTCCAGTGATGTTGGAAGTGATGTTAGACCTGGTGTTAGTACTGGTAATTCAATGATTGATAATTTTTCCAAAGATTGGATAGAAGAAGATGACAAACTATTAACCAAGATAGAAAAAGTTATGAATGATGAAAATAAAACTAAAGACCTGCTAGAAACAAATGAATTAGGTATATTAAAAATTATGTATGATGCATATAATAAAGCCAAAAAATCCAACAAACCAAGATATATATCAGAAAAACAACAACAACTTTTTGAATTCGCAAGAAATTATAATTTTGAAGATTTTTATAGAAAAAATTATCCTAATGAAGAAAATGATAATGATGATGATGATAGTGGTGATGATAGTGGTGATGATAGTGGTCATGATAGTGATGATAATAGTGTTAATATTAGTCGTGATCTGACTGATAATGGAAGAGCTAATAAAACCAAGGAAGAAGAAGAAGAGTTATTGAATGAACTTAAAATTTTAGAAGGGAATGGTGTTTTTATAAGTAAAGATAATGAAGACCTGCTAGAAAGAAATGGATTAGGTGAATTAAAAAATAACTATGAAGCATATAATAACGCCCAAGAACCTGAAAAATCAGAAAAAAAACAACAACTTATTGATTATATGAAAGATAATAGAAATAAATTAAATAAATTTTATATAGAATTTGATAATCCAAATAAAGAAACAAGGGTATCCCCAGATGATGTAGTATTAGAAATGAATGATAATGAACTGGCTGATGCTATAAGCGCATTACCTAAATGGTTTAATGAAGATATATTAAATGAAAAAAATGAAGACATACGTATAGAAATGATAAATAAAAATATAAAAGACATATTTGAAGGTAAGGTAAAAGATGAAGGTTTGATGGAAGAAGTATCAAATATGTTTCAAGTATTCGGGCAAGATTATAATTTAAAAGACAAAAAAGAAGAATTTATCACTGAAATAAACCGTCTTAAAGAAGAGAACTATTTTACAAATTTAGGTGACAGGATAAAAGATTTAGATGAAACAATAAATCCAATGAACAAAGGTAAAAAAGTATCACAACCACCTATGTCTGAACGTCCACAAGAACAAACACGAGAAGATTTAGAAAATAATCCATCATATGATGAACAAGATACAATTGGTGATATAATTAAAAAAATTGATATAAATAAAGAAAAAATTGATGAAATCGATCTTAATAAAGAATATAAGGAAAATGTTGAAATTGATGAAATTATTAACTTATTAACATATTATAACGAAATTATAACAAAATTATATACGAAACTTCAAGAAAAATTAGATGGTATTATTGATGATGATAATAAAGATCAACTAATAACAACATATCATGAAACAAATAATGTAGAAGCCTTTAATAATTTTTATGAAAATCTTTTAGAAAATAATAAAAAAAATATAAAAGAATTAAACTCAAAAAAAAAAGCGTTAATCTGTGAAAAATTTAAAGAAAACCTACAAGGGGTTCAAATAAAGATTTATTATAATAAGAATAGTGATGGTATTTTAATGAAAAAAATACCAAAAGATAATAAACCAGATAAGAATGAATATTTAATATACGTTTCTGGTCAGGAGTGTAAAGACCGAGTAGAAGAAAATAGTAACATTGCAAATGTAGTTAATATTAATAACTTTAAAAATAGGAGTATTGAATATAATAGACTAGAAAAATTAAATTACGAAAACAACGATGTAATAAAAGAAACAATAATAGCTTTTTTAAATAATAATAAATTTGAAAAAATTAAAAAAGAGGTTAAAGGAGGAGACAAAGTTGAGCAACCATCTATACCGGTTATGACTCCAGAAATGCAAGAAAATTATAAAAAAAAGGCTGAAGAAATAGAATCTAATCCAAAACATGGAAAAGTATCAATAAAGATAAATGGTCAAAATGTGGATATACAATTAGTAAAGATTGATAAAGACAAAACAAAATCTATGATAGATGGAGATATGATAATAGCGAGTGCAATAAATCTTTATTATGACAAAAAAAAAAATAGTAAATTACAAGAAAAAGAAAAACTTAATAAAAAATGTAATGACTTTAAGGAAAAACTTGAAAATAGTGATACAAAAATAATTACATTTAATAAAGGAAATGATATAATTGGTCATGTTGTAAAAATAACAATAGATAATAAAAACAGGTATTTTATATATCCAACTGATAAAGAATGTAAAGGTAAAGATAATGTGACATTAATAAACCCATTATATAGTTATCTGACAACAACAAATTATGATTATAATGAAATAAATATAATAGAAAATAATGATATAAATGAAATTGTAAAAATAATATTGGACCAATCAAGTATGAATACATTGGAAAAATTACAAGAAATAGTGAAAAACTCAAAATCTCAAAATATATTAAAAATAAAAGAAGGAGTAACTTATAAAATATTACAAGATGAAGAAGATAAATTATTAAAACCAGTTTATGAAAAAAGAAAAGAATTATTAGTAAAAAAAATGTTTTCAAATGATGAGAATAAATATAACAAACCATTAAAATTACATGAAGATGAATATAAAGAAATTACAGAAGAAAATGTAAATAAAATAAATGAAGAATTAATAAATTGTAGTTTAAAAGAAATAATACCAGTATTTAGTTTATATTATAATAATTTTATAAATCTAGTAAATAATCCAAAAGATGATGAAAGAGTAACATTAATAAATAGATATATAAATGAAATATTCATTGAAGAAAATTTGAAAGACCAATTTATGCATATGATAAGAACAGATAATAAAAAACCAATGTTAATAACAAAATTAGAAAATTCGGAAGAAATAACACTAGATGATTTAAAAGAAGAAGGGAAATTTAGACATATTAAGGCAGGATATGAAAAAAGAAGATGGTTCGGCGGAAGGAAAACAAGAAAGGAAAGAGGGAATAAGAGGAATAAGACATTAAAAAAAATGAAATAATATAATATGAGAAGATATTACGACAAAGAAGAAAAGATGGAGATAATAAAAGAAATAATAAAGAATTTAAAAGAGTTTCCAAAAAAGAATGGGGGTAAGATAAATTTATACGAAGAGAGATATAGTTATGTAGAAAAATTCAAAAGAATAGCATGTAAATGGATAAAAGAGGAGAAGAGTGGATATGAAGGAGAGTTATATTTTGAAGAATTAGATAAATATTTTGAATATAAATTACCAAAGATGGAAGAAGAAAAATATAAATTCGAATTAAAAAGAAATAAATATTTAAAATAAAAATATAAATCAACATTATAGTAAAATAATGTTGATACCATTAGCAAATATATATAATTTTATAATAGGGACGAGTAGGAGATTAAATATAGATGAGACACATGGATTAAGACATGCAATGGATGTATATAAGTATAGTCAAAATCTATATAATGTAGAGAAGATAAATACACCATTAATAATACAAGATGAAAGATTAATCTATACGTCAGCATTATTACATGATATGTGTGATCACAAATATATAAGAGAGGAGGAAGGATTAAGTGAAATAGATAAATTTTTAAGAGAGAATGCATATTATAGATACGAGATAGATATAGTAAAAGATATAATATCAACAATGTCATATTCAAAAATAAGAGTGAAGGGTGAACCAAATCATGGAGAGAATCAAGCAGCATTTCAAATAGTGCGAGAATCAGATTTATTAACGTCGTATGATGTGGATAGATGTGTAATGTACGATATGTTAAAGAATGACATAAGGTATGAGATAGCATTTAAAAATGCAAAAGGGATATTTGAAGGAAGAATGTTTAAGTATTTAGAAAGAAAAGAGATACGAACAGAAGAAGGGAAGAAGATAGCAAAAGAATTGGAAGAAGAGAGTAAAGAGAGAATAAAAGAAATAGAAAAAACAATATCAAATAATATAATAAAAAATAGAAATATATAATATAAAGATTAAATAT